TGTAGCCTTTCATCATTCATTAAGAATGGTGCTGACTCTACTAATGATGCGTACAATAGTAAGTCTGGGCATACCTCTAAGTATTCGTTAGATGGATTAGTGTCTGATAATACCTTTGGTATCTTGTAGTACGTCATGTTAATAACTGTTGGACTAGTAACAGGTCTAGGTGCTAATACAAAGTTATCACTGACTAGTGTGTAGTTAATGGGAACTCCAGTAGTACCTGAGCTACCTAGTCTATAGAACTGAGATACAGTCTTAAAGTTAAGATTAATTACAGGGTTTGCATCAATATGAATGTCTTTCATTTCTAAGAAGTCAGTTGGTGTTGGTACTTTATATCCACTAGCAAGTGAGTATGTAGACTGCTGTAGCATCTGTCTTAGCCTTAAATCTCTGGTAAGTCTCTTCTCTGCTAACGATACAAACATAGGTATCTTCTCTGTTAGGTCTGACCTAGCTAAATAATCCGCTATGTTAGTCTTTAAATTGTCATATGATGTAAATGCTGGCATATCTTATAGGTGTCCTTTTTTAGTCCTGAAAAACAAATTCTCAGGGTCATTTAACCAAGCGAAGAATCTCTTTTGGTCAAGTATCTCAAATCCTTTCATTACCCCTTGTTTGTTTAGTATATCTACTGCTGTAAATGGTATGCTAGCTACTTTATTTCCAAATAATTCATCCGACCATTTGGTGCTAGTTTCATTGTATTCTTTTTTGTTTTGCTCTATGAGTTCAGTCACATCCTGACCTACTCTAAACTTTCTATTACCTTCTTCATCCATCCCAACTTCTGTTGTCATGTTTTGATGGTCTGTAAATTTCTTCATATTATCCCTTAGTGGTAATGCCCCCGAAGGGGCAATACTTATTTACGCAATACCTGATACTTTAGCGTGAGCTTTTTCGTTTTTAACAACGAGTGTGTACTCAACGTTCATTAAGTGCTTCTCTGAATCACCAGTTTTAGCTAGTTTAGTTTTCTTAAACGGACGTAGATAAGCTACGTTAGCCATTGCTGGGTCAACAAATAATGCACATTCATCGCCCAAGAATCTATCAGGAACTACATTTAGTGTACCGAAGTCTGACAGATATACGTCAGCAGTACCAATGATTGTAGTTGGTGAAGATTTAGGAGCAGCATAACGCTGTTCTGCAATACCTTTAAAGCTAGATACTTGCACCTTGTTTTTAGGTGAAACTAATAGCATTGATGGTTCGCCACCTTCGTTATAAGCTGATAACATTGCATCTTTTAGGTCTTGCTCATCAAAAGTTGTAGTGCCACCAGTGCCTGAAGCTGTTACATCGTTAGTAGTAACCCAATTTTGCATACCTCTTAATAAGCGAGGGTTGTCTGAAGGCCCAGACATAGCTTGGTCAGACAATAGGATAGATTCCATGTCTCTTTTTAGTTCTGATGAAGATTTAGCAAGTTGATATGCTGTTTCTGTAGAACGACCAGCTTTATCTACTACGTCATCTGTTGTTGACACTTGCACTACTTTGTCAGAGATTTGAGTTCTGTTACCAACACGAGTTGTTGTTGCTAGTGTTGGAGCTACTGCATCAGCACCCTCTTCTTTTGCATTAGATAGGTCTACTGCACCTAACTCGTCTGTTTGCCACTCATGATAAGTGTTTTTAGCCTTTGTACGTCCAATAGTAGACATGAAAGGAGTTGATGTTGGGGAGATGTCATAGATTGCATCTTGTAAATCTTCCCTGATACCTACGGTATCGTATGTTAGCATAGTTGCCATGATTATGTTTCCTCTTAAATAAAGTTTTTAAATACCGAGGTTGCATCATCTAAACTTCCTGATGACCTCAGTCGTTTTTTCTGTTTAGTGTAGTTATCTGCATTCATGACCTTTTTACCTTTCTTAGCCATCTTAGGAGCGTTAGATAGTTTCTTATTAACGCCTGCTTTAGATTGCTGTAGTTTATCGTACTCCATAGCCTTCTGTAGTATTAGTACATGCCTATGGTCATAAACTTGTGATAATTCTTGGTCACTAAAACCTACACTCTTCCCAAAGCTACGAATATCATTCTTGATTTGTTCAGCTTTCTTTGGGTCAGAAAATTCCTTTACTTTTTCAGATAACATCTTAGCTTCATTGGCTACGACAGCATGTTGCTGTTGAGCTTGATATGCTTGTTGCTGTTGCTGCACTTTAGCTCTTTCTTGGCGTAGTAAATTAATCTTTTTGTTTGTTTCTGTTTGCTCCGCTACTTTTATAGCGTACTGTATTGGGTCATTTTCCTTTAGTTCATCGAGATTAACTTGCTCACCATCGGACATTAAAAACTGTTCGACCTGGGCTAATCTCTGAGCATATTCCTCTTTCACCTGCATAGCTTGCTGCACTTCATGGGCGTGTGCTTCTACCTTTTTGCGTGCTTCAGCTAATGTTTGAGATTTTTTGGTATAGTCATCGCCTTTCTGGTATCCACTTACAAGCTCTTGTAGGGTGACTTCTTTCTCTTCACCACCAGCTTTAACTCTATAAGTTTTGCGTTCCTCTACCTCAACATCGTCTTCGTCAGTATCGTCTGGTTCATCCTCTTCGGACTCCTCTTCTACTTCTTCGGGCTCTGTTTCTTCAGCAGTTTCCTCAACTGCTTCCTCATCCTCTTGTTCATTAGTTACCTCTGGTTTATCGTTTGATTCCTCGGCTTCTAACATATTAGTGAATGTCTCAACTGCATCTACTTGAGTTTCAACTACTTCGTTAGAAGTGTCATTGATTTGCTCTTCCATCTTTTTTCTTCCTTTTAAATTGCTATTTAACGATAGCTCGTTTTAGGGTAGTTACCCTATCTATTAATAATTAAAGTTGCACCACGGGGCTTATATGAGCTCCTAGAGGTATTCTTACCTCTTCAGTCTATTCAGTGCTTCTTGTTTCATTTGTTCTAATGTATTCTTTTGTTCGACCTCTAGCAGTCCTTTGTTTGCTTCTGCTATGTTTCTTTTAATTGTCTGGCCAAACCTGCCATAATCTAAGTTAAACTCACCTTTTGGATTAATATCTATAGGCCAATCGTTAAGCTCTGTGGTTGGGTTTTCATCAAGATATGTTTCTGCTCTTTTAATTCGTTTAAAATCTGTATTAGATTTAAACCAATCTGCTTGTTGAGAGCCAGGTTTTATGTAACCACCTAATAAGCCATCATCTAATCTTTGATGTAATATATGAGCTTTATCACCCTGAATCCAGCTTTTTATAATGTCGTAGTCTGTTAAATCATGTAGTACTGAGTTTCTTACGTTTCCTACATGTCCTGCATTTCTTGAGTTTAAAAAGGCTTCTTGTACATTCCCAAACCAAATAGGTGGAGTGTCCTGACCATTAATAGATATAGGCACTCTTCCTTGAGGTATTTTAATTAATGGCTCTACTTCGTCTACACTAATTAGCCCATTTAACTTGTTTACGTTGTCTTCAGACTGTGCTGGGTTTGGTCCTTGTTTTAACTTATCTCCAAACAATTTAAACAGTCTATCAAAGTCTCTTACCTTTTTTATACTAATGCCCATTACTGCATCTCTCTTATTGCTTTAGCAGTAGCTTCCATTCTTTTCTTAATCCCTGGAGCTGTCTTTGGGTTTTTATATTCATCATTATTTAAGAACTCTTTACTTGCTTTTTCGTAATTTCCTTCGTTAATAAGTCTGATAGTCTTAGGGCTTCCTGATAAACTGCCTCTGTACCAAGAGCCTAGCATGTTTTGTCTAGCCTCTAAAGGCATGTCGTCAAAGCCAGGAATATTTTTATTTATAGCATCAATTCTTTTATTAATGTCTTCTTCTAAGTACTCATTAGCTTGTTCTTGAGTAATAGTATCGCCTTTATTAGCACCGTAACGACCATATCCAATAGAAAAACCATCAGCATCAGGATAGGCAGTTAAACCTAACCCTTCTTTTTCTTTAATAAAATCTGTATAATCATCAGCTCTATTTAAGTTTTTTTGTAATAAACTTGGCGGTACAGCTCCTGCCACCATATTGCTAATCTTATTATAATTGCCAGAGTTAGCTTGGCCTACTACTTTTTTGAGATTAAGCCTTCTTTTAAATAATCATAAGGGTC